GGCGTTGCGAAGAACTATACCGAAGACATGTTGCCTGGAAACAGCGGCCGTTTAGTGGCTGAAACACGGGTTACGCCTGATTATGCGTTTCAAACATTCAGAAAGGGGCTCGGTCCTACAACGGTAGGCAACTTTAGACAGATGATGGATGAGTTGTTTGAAAAAACATATACGCCTCAAACAAAATACTTGCTTAAAAGAGATTTGCTTAAAAAGCAGCCTTTGCAAGAGACAGCGGGATACACGTTTAAAGAAGACGCGTTTCTCAATGATTATGTTGATGGGATTGTCAACAGAACGTCTAGGCAACTTGCTGGACGAGCTCAAGAAACAATCCATGACCTTTATACGATGCCATTAATTGAAAATGGAATATTGGACGCGTCTGCGTCTATTGAGTTGAAGGAGGCGGCAGAAAAAATTATGCCGATGTTTAGTGAGGCTAGAAATGTTGTTGCTGATAATCTCAACAATAAAGCGGAACTTTTTGAAGCCTTAAAACCTCTTGCAACCGACATGGTTGCAAACGATTCAAGTTTGGGCACCATCTACACAATGTTAAAAGACGGTGGGGAAACGCCTGAATATGATTTTCCAGATTTTGAACAATACGCAAGCCTAAAAAACATGGCCAAAGCGGAAGATGTTGAAGAAAAAAATATTATTGCCGATGCGCCACTTAAAAAAGATTTTCCTCAAGCCATGGTACAAGCTTCGATTTCAAAAATATTAATGAACGACCCTGATGCAAACTACTTGTATATTCCAAACCAAGGATTTGGAGGCGCCCCGCAATCTGTTTATAAAAACGCCATTAACGAAGCAAAAAGAATATCCAATCAATTTGATCTTGAATTTAAAAAAGTTACTGAGTTCAGAGACGGAGCAGACAACGTTGAAGTTTATGCCCTAGAGATTGGGCCGCTTCGAGAAAAAATTATTTTGGAAGGCGGTTTTCCTGGCAAGATGACGGGTGGCTTGGTTGAAAAAGCCACCAATCAAACGTTTAATTTAGGCGATTACGGACGTAGGTTTATTTAAAAAAAGTCTTCGTCTTCTACAACAACGGCCCACTCACCACTAAAAGGTATAAACCCTAAACAACAAGGAATTTCTTGTTCCTCGTATATTTTGTATGCCGTTAAAGCAGACAACTGACTCTCAAAGAAATGAATTATGGGCGAGTCCGTTGGCATCTCTCCTCTGTATATCTCTTGTGCATCGAGAAGGTCTTTTGTGTATTGCGCTGTTGTATGACTTAAAAAGTCTGCGTCTTCTTTTGTGTAATAAATTAATGTGCTCATAGTATGCTCCTAAATATGTGTTTAATGACTTCTACGGTCATGCCGTTGCCGAGCATTTTGTAGCGTTGTGTGTTGCTGACGCCTTCGGTGTAGTTATCGGGTACTGTTTGTAGTCTTTCGCATTCGAGTGGTGTGAGTTTGCGCCAACGTGTTTCGTCTTCCGCAACCTTTGGCTGTCGATGACCGCCTTGCATGGTTGTCAAAGTGGGCGATTTGCCTTCCGGTGAGTACACGCGTTTGATGATGTCAAACCCTTTGATGTCTGCTGTGCCGACTTGAATGGGTTTGTTGAATACCAACTGCCTTCTGTGTTTTTCAAAATAGCTTTTAAGATTACCGCCTTTGAAATAGTTGGCATCGAGGCAATGCGATTTGTCTCGATCTGTAAACCAGTCCGAGTCTTCCAATATGTCTTTTAATACAAGACCACGATCTTCAGGTTGTTGTACGTTCGGTATGTTGGTCCAATAATATCTTTGTCGGTTTTGTGCGCTGACTAGCGAACTATTGATGAAAATGGGTTCGACACCGAGTTGTTCTGTGATGACGTCAAGAAACTCTTTTTTCATGCGCACGTTTTCTAATAGAAAGTATTTTGGTTTGCACTCTTTTATTAGTCTTACGAACTCAAAGAACAAAGCGGACCGCGGATCGTCAAAGGCCAATTGATCTCCGGCAAAAGAAAATCCCTGACATGGCGAGCCGCCCACTAAAACGTCTATGGGGGGCAAGTCTTTTGCGAATACTTTTGTCACGTCGCCCAGTTGTATCGTATCTGGATAGTTTTTTTGCGTGATTTGTATTGGGTATTTGTCGATCTCTGATGCGAAATACTGTTTGATGGGTATGCCCAGTTGTTCAAGAGCAATTCGTACACAGCTCATGCCGTCAAATGTGCTCAATACCGTTTTTGGTTTCATTTTTTTCTCCGTGTGTTTAAGTGTTGTGGCCTCATTGTTTACTAAAATCCACTTGGGAGAACTAAACGCTAATTTTTAGTAAACTTTTGTTTATCTACGAACTGAGACCACCTCTTATCCGCAGAACTTAACGCGCTTAGTTAATTTATCCACCACGATGGTTTATCTCTGCCTTTCTCCCATTTTGCATAGGTCTTTTCGTTTATGCAATACTTTCTATACGCTTTGACTGGATCTTCGTCTTTGTATTGATCCGGCATGGCTTGTGCAATTGGAGTCATGCCGTTTAAAGGTATGTTTCCTGGAATCTGTGCCAAAGCAGTAAACAGTTTGTCTACGCTTTTGTGTGTTTTGCCATAACGAAAAGTATATTCTTCGCCCAAAGCCAAAAAGTGTTTATACAACCACCTGTAATTACTGTGCGTTGCTCTGGTCCAAATCGTACAAGGATGGTTTTTGTATGCAATTTTATACAGGCCCACGTCGTCTGCGTATTCGTCGCCGTCCAATATGCGATGCGCGGTACACAACATTTGAGCTGTTTCGAGCGGCATTTTTACCAACATTTTGTCGGGTTGTGCTTGCGCAGATTGTATTGGACAACTGTCAAAATAAAATATGTTCATGGGCTAATTGTATAAAACTAATCCCATACATGCAAGTATAATTGTGGAAAGAAATACGTCGAGTACGAATTGTACAATTTGACGTTCGTTGAGTTTTTTAGGGACGAAGGACCAAGGACTTTTGGTCATTTTCCACAGTTTTCTTGCTATTTCCATGTAATGCTCTCCAATTTATAGGCATAAAAGGTTAATTTCTAAAGGTTTTGTGTTGATTTATCCACCGCACCTCAAAAAAACGTAGAAGTTCACTAAAAGTTAGGTAAAAATCGAGGTATGGTACGCTTGAAACCCTTTAAAATCAAGGGGTCTTGTTTTCCTATATAGACAACTACAACCTAACCTGAACTTCTGTTTTTGAGATTTTACAAAAGACTAATCAGAATTTTTTTTCAAAAAGTGAGGTGCGGAGGTGCGTTTTGGATGAAAGCCTTTGTTTATAGGGGTTTTCACCTAACCTGGATGAGGTGCGGTGGAGGTGCGGTGGGTGCGGTGAAATATCTTTACTTATTTTTACTTTGATGGGTATAATTAGCTGATGCAGTTTAAACAAATACATAAGTTTATGAAGTCAGGTAGAATCCAAAAAGTAGTGCGAACCGCATTTAAAGGAGATGAGTATGCCAAAAGGAACATCAGGAAACTTAAAAGGTCGAAACGACAAACATTTAACTCACAAGCAAATTAAATTTGCGAAAGAGTTTGTTTACAACGACGGATCTAAAACCCAAACCGAATGTGCAATCACAGCTGGGTACAGCAAAGAAAGTGCGCATGTCCGAGCATCAGAACTTTTAAACCCACAAAAATACCCTGTTGTAGTCAGATACATAAGAGAACTCCAAGCAGAAGTGGACCGTAAATACGAGGTTACGTTTGGAAGACATGTTAGAAAACTAGCAGACATTCGAGATCAGGCCCTTGAAAAAGGTAATTTAACGGCTGCAGTGTCCGCAGAAGTGCAAAGGGGAAGAGCGGCCGGACTTTATGTTGAGCGTAAAGAAATTCGTACAGGTTCTTTGGAGTCCTTATCTGAAACTGAAATTAAGACAAGAATTAAAGACCTGTTGTCAGATTACAAACCTCTCCTAGAAGCAGAAGAAGCAGTCTTTACTGAAGGTTCTGATTAGTCCTGTTTAATAGTCTTATGGCTCTTTTTGCCAGCTTATGTGCTTCTTTCTCAATTTGAGTACAAAGCTCAACTTCTCGACCATCACCACAGAGCAACACATACTTGTTTTTATGTTTTATTAGTTGGTAATCCTGCATTGTTTTCACCATGTTTTTCTACATGAAG